ACAATCTAAGTAGTGATAATGTTTTTGATTTGGCTTCAATCCATTTGCATAAAAGTACACTTCCCTAGAACGCATAAAGGGATCTACGGTACTAGTAATTTTAACATTCTCAACATAATCAAATTCCCTAGATGGTCCTACAAGTTTTGGTTTATATGTAGTGGTTTTGGTAATAATTGTATCAACGAATTTTTTCGTCTTCTTCTCATTTCTACCACGACCTTTCTTATAAGTTACATATTCAACTTTTTTATCAATATCTGTATGAACTGTTGCTTTTTGTACCCATTTAGCGCCAGAAGATTCTGTTCTTTTATGATTAATATAAATTGTACGAGTCCAATTATCTGATGGTGGAGTTAATTGAACACCACCAACAAAAACAATAACATTGAATGGATTTACATTTTCAACATTAGTCGCTTGTGGTTGATTTAAGAAATCAACCTCAGTATATTTGAGTGTTAATATATCGCCAGTTTTTTGAATATTTTTATCAAACAGTGGTAAGTTTTGAGTATCAAGATCATCATTTTCAACATCAACAGATGAATCCCATGCTAGTTCTGCATTTAAAGACCAGAACTCAACAGGCGAAATACCCATCTTTTGTTCTGAATTAATATCCATTCTGGTATGTTTTGGATCTGCAAGAGACTTATCTTTAAAATCGGAAACAACAAATCCAGATTTAAATCTATTCAACCCATTTACATCAGTTACCTCTAACGTAGCAGTATTGAGTTCAAGAAGACTTAATGAGGTAACTTCCTCAAGATTTTCAATTCTATCTTCCAATGCTGCAATATCCCTCATCGTAAATCTTCTGTTATCCCTTAACAGAATTCCAGGACCTTTGACTGGATTATAGAGATATGCTGGATATGCTATAAGAGCAACTTCCATCGCATCATCAGCAAGGTCAGGTGCCTGAGGGTCTTCTGCAGGTTCACCTTGAATAACCTCAACTTCACCAAGACGATTAATTGACAATAAATCAACTCTAGGTAAATAATAACTCAAACCAACACTTGTAGTTTCTTCAGGAGTAACCACATATTTGTATGGTGTCAAAAATTCTCTGGCATCATAAGTAAATGGAGACATTGTTGCATTTTCTGCATCAAAGTCTCTTACTCTTGGTCTAAAGTCTAAAAGATCAGATACTCTAGTTCCATTAGTTACCGTTGGAATATCACTCTTATATCTTTCAGCAGTATAAGAATTGACTGTGAAGATATCCCCAAAAGTAGTTGAACCAGAACCTACTCTATATTGATTGTAGATGACTTGCAATTGTCTTGTTGGAATTGCAAATCCTTCTCTTCTAGCAATACGAGAATAATCTACGATTTGATTCGTATGTGCTTTATTTAAAATATAATTATCAGTTCTATCAATATAACTACCAGGCGTAACTTCTTGAACTATTAAAGATAAGGATGAATCTTTAAATGCAACTTCTTCTCCAACAGCAAATTCATTGTCATTAAGAGTAATATATTTAATTTCAGTTGCAGTAGTTTCTATTATTTGACCAACTGCCCTAGTATTTTGACCTACAATTTTTTCACCAATTATTGCATTTTGATTTAAAGCAAGACCAGTTGCAAAAGTTAAAGAGTCTAAAGTAGGTGCGTTATTATTAGTTGATTCGTATACTGCAACAACATCAACTACATCTGCAGTATTTAATGAAATTTCCTTATCTTCAATTCTCAAACCATAAAATGTACTTGTAGTCAGACCTGCAGTGTTTGGCGATTTTCCAGTAGTTCTTGTAATGGAAACAATATTACTCTTTACATAATTATTTGTTTTATGAGTAACATCAGTTTTTCTTAAAGTTCCAATAACAACAACATTACTTTGGCTAGCTGTGAGACCCTTAAATTCAATTTGAGTTGCTCCATATGAAAATTGATCGGAAGTTAAATCTTCTGTATTTCCATCTGAGTAATGGATAGAGTATCTCTCAGCATCAAACGCTTCAAAAAATACACTATTAATACCAACAGAGCTTCCTAAAAAGTCAGCAACAGTAAGTAGCAATTCTCCATTAGAATCTGTAGATTGTCCGGTAATTTGTCTTGTTATAGTTAACTCTGCATTTGACAAATCAACAGAAGATACATTAAATCTTGGAAGTTCTGAATAAAGACCAGATTGCTGTGAAGCATGAATCTTTGGAATCATCAAAGAGAAATTTGATTCACCATTAGATACAGTATTAACGCAAATGCCACTAATAGAACTAGATGGACTTGTCAAAGTTAATTCATTTCCAGTAGCATTAATTGCTGAAATTTCATTAAAGTTTGGATCTGTTCCCGATGCATTTTGATACTTTAAGATCGCACCTGTTTTAATTCCAGTTACGCCTGCAAAGAATCTTCCAGGAACTTTTCCAGTATCGCCGCCTGTTATAATTAACTTATCATTCTTACCAAAATCTGGTAAACTCTTTTCATACAGAATTGTATCTGCAATAAAGTCTCTTTGAATATTTGTATCAAGATTAGTTGAATCTTGATATACTGACTTAATATCTTCTACAGTAAACTCTTCAACTGCAGTTACACCGAAAGTATATTCTTCAATTTCATTAACAATAACTTGTTCACCTTTTTGGAAAGTGCCAGAAGTTTGTGTTAAACTCATGCATAAGGGACTTCTCTTACTATCAATATATCCTGTAGCACCAGTAGAAAGACCTCTTACATATGAACCAAGAGGAATTACATTATTGTCACTTATATTACTTGATACATAAACATCAGTGTATGTTTGAATATCGAATAAGTATAAATCCCAACTTGTTGTAGCACCTGTATATGATCCATCACTTACTCCATACCAATAGACTCTACCTTCACCAATTTTTCTACCAGTTCCTGCATTATTTGTAGCAACATTTCTTCTTTCATCAAATAATTGAATTACATTATCAAATGTATTTTGCCCCTGTTGCGATCCAATAGAAATATAAGGAACACCGGCGACATTATTAACTTTAAGAAGACTTCCCATTGAAAAGGGAACCTTAGTTTGTGCAATAGATTTTGTAGTTCTTGGTTTTGGTACATCAATAATAGTTGATCCAACCAAATCTACATCAAACCCTTTAACATATGCAGTTCCCGCAGAAACTTTTATACACATTAAGTCTTCATTGGGTTTGTTACCTTCATCAGTAAGTTGATTTTCCGTAAACAGTCCAGCACCACCAGTTTCATTGTTTAAAGAATCTAAAACATCTACAGTAAAACTATCAATCGCATAATTTCCAGATTCTTCAAAAGTTCTCTTTGCAAAATAATCTTTGATGAAATTATATTGAGTCTTTGCTTCTAACTTTTTAATTTCACCTTCATTGATTCTTACAAGTTCAATAAAGTTTGTATCATTAAAATCTTGTAAACTCTTTTTAGTTAATCTAGTACTTATCTTTAATCTATCTCCACCTGGTGCAGCAAAGTTTGTATATCCTTTGGCATTATCATTTAATGATCCATCTTGATCTGAATTTATGACTTCTTCTATTACTTCAAAACCAACTCTAAATGATGGTTGATTATCATATAAATCAAGAACTATCTGTGAGGTAGGGACATCAACAAAATATCCTCTTATAAAATATACTCCAGCAGAAACACCTACAGCATAACCAATTTTTGTAGCATCATTTGAAACTAAAGAAAGAATAGTATCACCAACATTTAAAGTAGTATTTCCATAAGTTACATTCTCTTCAATAATCAATATTTCAGAGTCTGCAAAAACATCAGTTTCGCCATCTTCTGCTGTAGAATCATACTTTACGAAAAGTGTGATTTCATCTGCATCCAGATTAGGTGGAAGAACATAACCTTTAATTATTGCGGTTATATCTGTATCTGAACCTCTTACTTCCGTACCTTTACCATTATTGGCATTAACAAGGGCATCAAGATAGATGCTTACATCAATACCTAAATGAGTTTCATTTATCTTAACAGTAGTGAATTCATTATCACATGTGATTCCGCCAGGAATCACCATAGAACCTTCCTTGAACATGTGTGTTCCGAAGGATTCTATCTGATTCTGCAGAACAGACTGAAGACCTGTCAGTTCTCTTGCCTGAACAGGATATCCAGGTTTAAAAAGAACCTTGTAAAAATTATTGTCCTTATCAAAGTCATCATAATAAGGATTTACGTTTAAGTTAGTCTTCTGTGGCATTTTTTAAAATTCCAGTATAATTTTAATGTCTTCTTTTTGTCTCAAGTTCCTAGCAATACTAGGTCTATTATCAAGATAAATTAATTGCCCTGACCCTTTATTTATTTCAGGAACAGACATACCACCTGTGAAGTTAACACCTAAATTAATTAGTTTACTTCCTGTTGGATTTGTAGTAATACCTGAGAAATTAAGATCTACAGAACCACTAAATCCAGATTGCTGTCCAGTAATTAAATTAGCGTTAGATTCGAAAGAATAATTTCTACCATTAGTAGAAATTCCAACATAATCTTGATGATCTAAAGTAGTTTGATTGAAGTATAGTGAACGGTCCTGAATGTATTTAAGGACCTTTGTCTCAGAATCATATGAAGAAACATATCCATATGCTTTTCCTACATTATTTGTAAGACTCTGCTCAATTTTTTCTCCAATTGCAGGAGTACCAGTAATATTTGAAAATTTTATTGAATTTAATCCACTAAAAGTTGAACCTGTAAAAATATTATCTGTACCAACTGCTGTTGGATTTTTCACAATAGCAACTTGTGCAAAACTGGTGTCAACTGGGAAATCTTTAGTTGAATCATCAAATCTGGCATAAATTAAAACTTTATCAGATCCTAATTCCTGATAGATGTCATCTCCATGACCCTTTGCAGGAGGGATTACTGGTACAAGTTTTGCACTAGAACCAGTTGTATTGGAATTGATAGAACCAAGGTCTACAAGAGCATATGAGTAATCTTTTCCACCTGCAGTAACCACTGTATTTGTGACTTTACCTGCCTCAACATCAATTCTAACTTTACCACCAGTACCATCGCCAATAAGATTCATTTCTTGACTCAATCCACTGGCATAATTACTGCCAGGTTTGTCAATATAAACTGTCTTAATTTGATTGAGGTTGGTTTGTGAATTTGCAGAATCTCTTACAGATTGTATTTGAGTGTCAATTGTTGTTGTCCAATTGCTAGGTAACGTGATATAATCGGTTGAGTCAAACTTGATAATATCACTTGGAGATACTGTAAATAAGTATTTCCAAATATATGCATCACCACTAGTGCCAGCTCTCGTTGGTTCTAAGTCTGTAAATGTTGGTTCATCCTGTGATACATTTCCTTTTGGATTGTTTCCACTAGAACCATTTTCAATACAAATATAAACTCTAAAATCTGAGTTCATTACATAATAGTTTGCATCAAATAATCTTGCCGCATTTGTTAATGGGGAAGGGGAGGCAATACTGTAATCATCTCTGTACATTTCATATCTACTTCCAGCAACCCAATCAATTCTTCTAACAATACGTTTTACGTTTGCAGAAGATATTTTTTTACCAAATAGGGTAATATCACCACTATGGGCATTATTAGATTGATTGTCTAATGGTGCTGGTGGCGAAGTATTCCAATCCGAAGTCCTACCATAACCAGTGATGGTCGGATTTGGTAGTCCTACAGTAATATAATAAGAGTTGGATGTGTTTTCAACCGATTCGACAAAATTGCCTGCATTCAGAATCCTAAATTGATCGGTAACAATAGCTGACATTGCTTATATGTTTTTTATGTATTTATATGGGGTTTATAGTAAAGTAAATCCAGAGGAATTTTGACTTGCATCAGGACCAGATGATGATTTTCTCAATGCACCACTATTTTTAAATCCAAAGTCTCTTCTTTGAATTGTTGGGAAGGTAGATAATCCAGAATCAATTGTAAGACCAGTCACTCCCATTGATACGGGATTATCTCTAGTCAATCCATCAACTGGGTTATATAATCTTCCCCAAGACAATTTACCTACGGAAATTGTTTGATTTGGATTGTTTACTACATAAGATCCTGTCGTTGCAATACCCACAATATTGGTATCTGTATGAATATTGCAAGTTATTCTACCTTTGTTGCCATTATTTGAAACGGATTGTATCATATAAACAGCATCCAAGAATGTTGTTCCAATACCAACAGTAGAGTTGTCATTCCCATTAACAGTAGTGACTCCATTACCAACTGAAGTATCATAAACATATACAGGGTAACCAACAAGCAAACTGTTAGTGGCGCTAGTATTACTTGCAAACTGAATTGAATCATAATCAATATTGAGTGCCATTGTACAATCACCAACACCTGATGTCGTACTAATACCAGTAATAATTCCAGCAAATCCCTCAACGTTTGTAATTGCGGCAACCAATTCTTGATTTCCTTTGGGAATTTCAACAATTGCTTGGGGGGGATTGGTGATAGAATAACCAAAACCTGGATTTGTTATAGATGCAGAACCAATAGAACCATTTATAATATTTACAGTTGCCGCTGCTGTTGTACCAAGACCAACACCAATATCTAAAGGTGCAGTAAATTTGATATCAAGTGTTGAACCAGAATATCCTGAACCAATATTATTGATTGTGATTGCACTAATTGTCCCACCTAATCCAACAGTTGCTGTAACTGCAGCAGAAACTGGATCTTTTCCTTCTACAAGCAATCCCTGCATAGTAGTGATATTGATAGCATAATTATTTTCTTCATAATTGAAGAATTGTGCGTTATCAACAAAAATTTGATTACTATTTTCATTAACATCGCCAATAACTTTTGCAGTTGGAAGAACTCTTGGTTCGATAGAATCTCTTGTTTTATAAACAAAATCTCCCTTTACAAACATATCAAGTTTTTGTTTGGTCCAACTAATTGGTTTAAAATCATTTTCATTTATTCCTTGTTCGGTATAAATTTCAGTTTCAATTTTATCAGCAGAAATAATATCAAGAATTGTTCTATCTCGGGTTTGATCTTTGGTTAATGCAAAACCTGGATGTTTTTTAACTAAAACTTCATCACCAATCTTAAATGTTTCATCAACGTTAACTGTACTCACATCAACACCATCTTGTCCAAGATAGACGAAGATCTCAA